GAGCAACCCATAAGGAATGTCAAACCTCCGATAAACACGATATAAAGACCCGCAGTCCCACTTCCTGATGTCTTTCCTGAACTATTGGAAGTCATCTCGGCAAACGAAAACTGTTTAATGTTTCCGATTTGTTTTTTAATGTATTCTTTCATTTTATCTTCCTTGTCCTTTGTAAGGTTTTTTGTAATTCTTACTTGTTTTATTGGATGTAAATTTCTTTGAAGATTTACCTGATTTTTTAACTCCAAACGAAACTTTCGTTGAGTTAGATGATTTAGTTGTTTTAGCTGCCATTATTTCATTTATTTAGCAATAAGTATATAATTTTTTTAAAAAAATACGTATTTATAAATAAAATGAACTTTGTTCATAAACTTTAAACCCACGTTAATGGATAATGACAAAAATGAAACGAATTCTAAAGGAAAATGTTGCAACCTATTGCCTTATGCTCGCAATGTTTTTCAATCCTCTAGGGTTCGACATAATGTTCAAAGCAATTTTAGACTACACAAGTTCTTATTGGATTACCACAGGAATTTTCTATTGTATTTCAGCATTATTCTTTGGGTTGTATTTCTTATTACGAAGTAAAAAATGAATATTAAAAAACTTATCAAAAAAGTTCTTACAGAATCGGTGGAAAAACCACTTATCTCAGAACACCTTAATTATCATATAACAAATGAAGTTCCATTGAATGATAATATCTTCAGATTTGGTTCTCAAGAATTCTTTAATGTTATTAACGAAGCGCGTGAGTTATATTACGAAGGAATGGTTGAATTAAACGAAGATGATGTTGAACTTATTGAATCTGATTTTGGAACACAGGTTAGATTATCAAGTGGTAGAGTTATTTACTTGGATACTCCTATGGAAGAATCATTTATTTCTGAGGCTGAGTATAACGGTAAGAAAGTTGAACTTGGAAAACCAAGAAGAAACACTGGTGGTGGAAAGAAATATGTTGTGTATGTAAAGAACCCATCAACAGGTAGAGTTAAGAAGATTTCATTTGGTGATATTAAAGGTGGATTAACCGCTAAGGTATCTAACCCTAAAGCTCGTAAATCATTTGCCGCGAGACATCAGTGTTCTAAGAAGAAAGATAGATTGACTGCCGGATATTGGGCATGTCGTTTGAACCGTTTTGGTTATTTATGGGGTGGTAAAACTTATCCTGGATTTTGGTAATATGAAACCGTATAGAGATAGACAACTAACAGAAACTTCTAAGATTAGAGTTTTCAAATCAGATGTTGATAGTGGTGAACTACAATGGCATCGTGATAGAGAAGATAGATTGGTTGAAGTAATGGAAGGTAATGGGTGGAAATTCCAATTGGATAATCAGTTACCAATCAATTTAACTGAAGGACAAGTATTGTTAATCCCACAAGGAACTTATCACAGAATATTCAAAGGAAAGGATGATTTAAAAATCAAAATTGATTTTATTTAAGAATTCTTTTAACTACCGTATCAATCAATCTTTTTAAGAAATTACCTGAGATGGTAATAAATCCGAATGAAACAAGTGACTTTGTTAACATTTCAGCGTCGTTTATATCCCACACACCTTCAGCAACTGCATCGTAAATCATAGGTATGATTGGGACAAGAAATGCGTAACTCAACATGTTTGAAATACTGAAAGTCATAACATTCAAACTTTTCAAGAATTCAACTAATGCAGTTTTCAACTGATTTGCCTTCATCGCTCCTGTTTTAAATGCTTCTTCTAAATCCTGTTCTTTAATTTTTTCAATTAAACTTTTAACAAATGGTTTTTCTTGAAAGAAGATAACTGAAACAATACCAACAGCAATTAATGATGCGTCTTTTTGTGTTAACTCAGGATATTGACCATTTAAGAATTGCATAACTGGACCCATAAATCCTCCGATTGATGCTCCCCATGTCAACATCATCTTTAAATTAAGTGAAGTGTTTTCTTGAACGTCATTGACAACTTTTTTGGTAAATTCCATTCCGTCTTCTTGAACTTCTTTTACACGTTCATTAACTTCTTCAAATAAGAGTTTTCTTTGTGATTCAGATATTAAATATTTCATTATATTTATAAATATATGAAATTGAAATTAAATCCTAAATTGAAAGAAGGGGACAGAATTGTCTTAATTGATATGACCGATGAGCCGACATTATCTTTTGGTGATAAAGGAACTTTTACGGGTGTTCACAAAGGTGGTGGATTTAATCAATATAAAGTTAAGTGGGATAAGGGTGGTTCATTATATATGTTAGATGACGATAAGTGGATGAAGGAAGAAGATTTTAATGAAATGATTGAAAGAAAGAAAAACAGAAATATCCAAGAAAGTCAGATAAGTGACTTATCTGATGATTCATTTTTATTGAAACATTTTAACATGTTATTTTTAAAAAGATATTTGAATAAACTTAGAGAGTCTAGTGTTGTCAATATGTTTGCTGCGGCACCATATCTTTATATGGGTAAAGAAAGATTGGCTCACGAACACAAGTATAGTGATACCAATGAATCGTTTGATGAGTTATTGGATATGGCTGACCAAGCTCAAAGAGAAATGGTAAGTGGTGTGATTAGTATTCTTGAAGAAGAAGATAAAGAACTTTCGTCTGAAAATATTAATTCAAAACTTAAACGTTACTCACCAAAAATAATTAAGTTCTACGCAAAATACTACTAAATCTGAAACAACGGATTTCTTTCACCAAAATGTCCACCGACAATATTGTAATAGTAATATTCTAAAGCATCTTCATAAGACATATCTTTCTGTAATGATTCAAGTATCTTATCACGGGAATAAAGTATTCTAACTCCATTTCCAAATTCTTCTACGACACCTGTAATACAATCGTCAAACCCATCTAATAGAATCGCTCCTTCTGCTAATTCATCTACTTCTTCTCTTGTCATTTGTTTCTGTATTGTTCTAATGAAATACCTTCTGTGTCTTTATCACTAATCTTCATCTTGAAATTAAAACCTCTCATATATTTTGAGATAATATCTTTAATTTCTTCTATTGTATCCCATTGAATACAACCTTCGTGTTCTTTTGAATATTCATTATCAACCAAGTAGTTAACAATTGTTCCACTTTGAAGCGTTAGGAACCCGTGAGCATATCCTTTTGGGACATAAACCGATTCACCTGATGTTAAAACGAATGTTTCCATCTTACCAAAGTCGTCACTTTCTTTATCCAAGTTAATTACAAAATCAATAATTTTTCCCTGAATAACCGAAACCAATTTGGTTTGAGACATTTCTCCTTCTTGATAATGTAATCCACGAAAGACAAAGATATCGTCGTTTATACTAATGTTTGATTGAACCCACTTGTCAGAAAGTTTGATTGGAGTAAAAGACCCACGATGGTCTTTAAAAACTGGTTGTAATAGTTGATAAGGTTTTTCCATGTGTTAAGTATAATAAATTAGTATTATTCAATCAACCATATATTTATCTAGAAAACAACTATTATGAGCTCATACTTTATAGGTCTTACACAAGAAGAAAAAAATACAATTAAAGATAAACATAGAAAACCATATGATGGTTATGTTACTCGTGGTTTTAACGAACCAAAAGAACAAATCCTTAATGTTGAGGATTTGGCCTTAGATAAAGGTGGTATTACCGTTAATAATAAAAATGAGGTTACCGAATATAAGAACACGAACATTAATCAAAAAATGAAAAAAGTTTGTGAACAATGTACTGGATTATATGAAGGTGAAATGTGTGAACAATGTTCATCTATGAGTGAAGGTGAAACATGTGAGCAATGTGGGACTGGACTTAAAGAAGGGGAACAATGTGAACAATGTGCTACCAAAGCATATACTATGGAAGAACTTGAAGAAAATATTAAATTGAAATCAAAGGCTTCGTTAGTACAAGAACAAATCAATGAATCGCTTAAATGGTTCAAGAAAATTCTTTAAGAAAATGAAAATCAAAGAAATCGTTGATTACTATTATAATCCAAAATCTGAAATCATACAAGTTAGTTTCAGATTAAAAGAAGATGGTGAAGACGAAATAAGAGAACATGAATTTGAACTAGACTTTGTTGAGAAGTCTGGTTTTTTCATTTTAGAAAACTATGATTATGAATCAAATGATTTACCAATCATATATGAAGAGGATACTGACGAATTAATTATTGACGAGGAAGCGTCAGATGAAAAAGAATACGAAGTTGATACAACTGAGTTAAAAGATTTTATGGAAGAATTTTATAAATTAAATCCAAAAAAAGTTCCACCATCGTTTTTGTTCTAATACGTCATTGTCATAGTAAATGTTAATTCCATTTCATTATTATTGGAATCTCTAAATCTACCTGTTTTAGAACGAATAATTAAATCTTCAAGACCATCTTGTACAATATCAAATGAATATTGTATTCCATTAATCATTACCCAAAAAAATCCATTCCCTTGGTATTCAAAGTTTACACAGGTGTATGGAAATTTGTCTTCAAAGTAATAATCACCCCATTGGTTTTCAACAATATTAAATCCCATATGAGTATTATTGAAACCTAATTTGGTAAAACCAACAGCAATTGTATCCATCGGGAAGTTAGTATCATTAAGGAATAACGTATCACCAGGGTATAGTACTTCTGTATATGAATCGGTTGAAACTGTGATTACATCAATCATATAATTACCTGATAATGTAGGGTAAGTAGGTTCTTCATATCTTTCACAAGACAAAAATGTTATAGATAACATGAATAAATAAAGTAATTGTTTCATATCTACAAATATAACTACACTTTTTTATTACACCAAAGATATTTATAAAAAAATGACACAAGACGTTGACTATATAATTGCTCTGCTTAAACAATTAACTACTGATAATAAAAAAGGTAGAAAAGATGAATTAGGTGAACAGGATGCTGCGGCTGGCGGAGGGGGTGGGGCAACTTCTAACACAAATAAAAGAGGAAGTAACTGGAATGAACTTTACGCAACCGTGAGAGGTAAAGCCAATATGTTAGGTAAGAAAGGTGAAAAATGGGAGTCAGGGATTAAACGTGGCAATGCAAATCAAGTTTGGTAAAAATGGAACAAAGTAAAAAAGAATTATTAGAGAGAGTATTATTATTAATGAAATATGATAATAAAGATACTTTGTCTGAAAACATTTCTAAGGTTAAAGTATTAACAGAACAACCGAACCCAAATAAAGTTCCAAAAAATCAATCTGATAAAGACGCAATTAAAAATTGTAAAATGCAACCAAGAAATTACAATTGGTTTGCTCAAAGAACTAAAGAAACTGTAGATAAATTTTGTAATAGTTTAGAAATGAATTACCCATCATTCTATTCTAAAGTACCTACATATGATAACCCAAACCCTCAAACTACACAACAAACAACACAACAAAAAAAGAAATATACATCTGAAGAACTTAAAAAATACTCTATTGAGCAATTAATAAATTTATACGGTAAAGAAGCTGAAGGAACTTCAAAGGTAAGTTTTGGAACAAATAAAGATAACATAATTAAAGCCTTTGCTGAGAAAGTTTCTCAGATGGATTATAATGGTTTAGTTAAGTTAGTTAAAAATAACAGAATTTTTAGAGATAGTTTATATTACTCTGATTCACCATCAGGAACAATTCAACAACCAAGAAATAAAGATAGTTTTAAAGGAAATGTTGGTTTTTGGGGACCACTTGTTGTTTTAGTTGATTATGAAATATTTGAGAGAAAACTTGGTGAATATAATAAGAACCCAAAAAATTCAAACTATCAGCCCCCAATTGAACCAAATTGGAAAGATTTGATAGATAAATTTAAATTATCATCTTTAAAACAATATCAGTATTCACCAGTTCAATATTTAACCAAACTAAAACAAGAAGAACAAGGTTTGAAAGGGTATACTGAAAAAGGTTACCCAGAATATGGAAACAAAATTTTAGATATTCAATACGCATTAGTACAATTAGGTCTTATGACAGATAAAGATGTTGTTAAACCTCCTTATACTTGGGGTAAAACTTATAAATGGCACAAAGTTTTGGCTGACTATATTAATAGTGGTAATTATAATTTTGGATATGAAATGGGTTTTGATGAAACTAATCCAAATAAAGAAAGTGATGTTAATAGTATTATTAAATCATTAGTTAATAAATCAGGTTCAGGAACTTGGAGTGTTGGTTCAGAAGATGTTACAGGTTATAATCAAATTTCGGATTTGATGTTAAGTTGGTTGAGAGCTAATGCGTATTCGAATATTCCACCTGATGATGTTTTATCTGAAAAGGGTGATACCCAAAAAGATAAAAAAGAAAAATTTGAAAAGGGTGTTAAAGATTCTAAGTTTTTGAAAATAAGTATTTACGATGTTGGTGGTAAAGTAATACCAATTTATAGTAGAGGTGACGACCCTGATTTACCGACTTATTCTTTAGAAAGTGAAGGGTTTGAACTTCCTCCTCAAACAATTAATTTAGGTCCTGTATTTAGTATTTTAACCGATGAACAAGTTAAAACTTTAGTTGATTGGTTATCAGAATGGTGTACAGAACCTGTTGAGGTAAATGGAGTTAAATACGGAAGAAAAATTGTAACTGAAGGAGGAAGAGGTCTTAATTTTGATAATGATTTGTTTTCTAGTTTTCCTGATTTTATAAAACAAACGTTGGAAAACGAATCACTATATCCTAATTGTGTTGTAGATTTCGCTAACAAAGAAACTAATGGTGATGTTGGTAAATGGATGATTAAGTTTTTAAAATTACCTGAAGACCAAATAGATTTACTTCTTCAATTTTATCCAGAAGACTACAATTTAATTCAAACTTATTTACCAGGAGCACCTGGTTCAAAAGATTTTTATCTGAATAGTCCTTTAGTTAAAAACGCCGTTAAAATGCACATTTCGAAAAATCCAGGTTCACAGTTGGGTGTTATGAGTTCATTATATGCTGGAACAACTGATACAGGTGATTATCCGATTGATAAAATTACTGATTCGATGATTGAATCAACAATAAAAAAATTACTTAAGGATTGTCCAGGTATAAACAAGGAGTTAAAAGCAATTGCTGGGGGACAAAGAGAATATAAAGGTTATATTGTTGGGCAATATTATTCTTCATTACCAGGTTATGTTAATTATACCATTCCTTGTCCTGATGAATGGTGGGATGAAAACGGATGGAAAATTACTATGGGAGGAGTTCTTTTAGCTTCAATGGTGTTTCCTCCAGCGTTTCTTGCTTTAGGTGTAGAATTAGAATTAGCAATTATTGCAAAAATGTCTGTCGATGTTGGTTTAAATGTTTACTCGGCATATAGAAATAAATTAGCGGGGAATGAAGAAATGGCTAAAATTGATTTGGCGTCGGCTATGTTATCATTTATAGTTGACACACCAGGATTTGAGAAAAAATTCTTGAGTGGGTATGGTGATTTTGCCGAATTAGACGTGTTTAATAAACTTAAAAAGGCTAACCCAAATACTGGTGCGAAAATGAGAAATTTTGTAACATCATTATCAAAAGTTGAAAGGAGGCATTTATATGATATTATAAACACTCCAAGATTTATGAGACAAGTTCAGGTTTACGGAAAAGATATTTTAGACAAATGGTTAAAAAACCAATTTGGTTCCCAGTGGAAAAATATCGTAGTTAAAATGTTCCGAGAAATCGGTATCAAAATGCCTATCCAATTTTCACCTGTGATGTTGAATATGGGTTATAAGATATTTATATTTGCAAACCAAGTTTCACAAAATATATTTAAAGTACCTTTAGACGAAACTAAATGGAAAGCCTTTGAATTTGAATTAAAAAAACGAGGTATAGATACACCTGAAGAAGCAGATAAATTTTATCAAGAAATGAAAAATAACGTAGACTTAGCGACTAAATTTTTAGTCGAAACGGCACCTAAAGTTTGGGGGGACGAAACTAAAGAAATAAAAAAATCTTTTAATAAGAATGAGTTAATAAAAACCACAAACGAGGTTGACTCTTTAATACGTGTATTAGAAGGTAATGTACTGTTAATGGACAATAAATAAAAAAAGTTAAAAAAAATGGAAAAATATATTTTATCAGAAATAAATAGAGTAAGAGAAATAATGGGATTAGAGTTAATAACTGAAGCTCCGGCTCCTGTACCTACTCCTTTATTTTTGAAAAAGTTTTTAGAATCTATTGTTGAACCATTATTAAGAACTGCTGATGGTCAAACTACACTAAAAAAAGTTTTACGTTCAACAAACTCAGACATTGACATCTCAACTATCAATCAAATTATCCAATCAATTAGAAACATGGATTTTGACAACCCAATTTTAAAAAATGTTGATATTGCTAAATTATACAAACAAATATTGAGAGATTTACCAACGAATGATGCAATTGAACAAGTTAGGCAAAGTGTTCGTCAAATTTTTAAAACTGAATTTCCAGAATTTGACCAACTAGCTTCTAGGGTTGGTGATGTTATAAACGTATTAACACCATACAACGCTAAAAAAAACCCAAAGGCGTTTAATGAACTTTTAGAAAAATTTACAAATTTAAAAAATCAAATCGAGAATTCAAATATTAGTCAAGAATTTAAAAATTTAATAATTGATTCTTACAAATTAAATAGACTTCCAAAGAGTGCTAAAGAAGCAATACATATTGATGAAAACAAAAGTTTGATTAAAAACCTTTTTAAAGGACTTTACACTACGGCCCAAGAACTAACAAACACTAGAGTACCTAATGCTCCAAAAAAATTCAAAATAAAAGATGTTGAACTGAGTGGTGATGAATATAGATTACTTGGAGAATATTCCGAAGGTGTGATAGGTATAAATAATTTACCTAAATCATTACAATCAAAAATGATAACACTTATCACATCAGACGATAAGTTAGTTGAAGAATATTTCAAAAACTTTCTCAAAACTTTAGGTAAAGATGAAAACGAGTTGATTAAAGACACATTCATGAAAGCGAAAAATGAGGGTGTTAATTGGAGAGAAGTTTTAGACAGAGAAATGAGTGATTTTGATTTTGAAATTCTTGAAAATAGAATAAAAAACTTATTTGCCAATATGGAGGGAATTTACAAATTGGCATTTGAAGAATCAGATGCTGTATATGGTAAATGGAGAACTAAAATAAGAAATGTCTTGCAGTCAATTACACCACAAACATTAAATTCAATTGATTATACTTTAAATTGGTTCAAAACCATGGCAATAACATTTACCCAAGGGGAAGAAACCGCCATAAAAGAAATGGAAAAAGTATTAAATGATGAAATGTCAAAAATGGCACAAGAAAGTATTGATGGTATTCCTATCGCCGGAAGGTTAGATAAAATTAAAAACATATATTCATTACTTAACTCATCCATTTATAGCACCCAAAAGGCAAAACAATGGTTTGATAAAAATTTGGCAAAGGAAGGTATTTTCCAAGGGGATGTAAATTATAATAAATTTGTAAACTCAAAAGAATATGAACAACTTGTAGAAGCTTTATCACAGGGGTTACAAGAGTCTTGGGGAGCAACTATTAGAGCAATGTTAACACCGTATATGCGTCTGATTGGTGGGGATGCATGGATAGATTTTCTACAAGAATTATTCAACAAAGAATTTAGTAAAGCGGGTAAAAGTTTTGTCAATATTTTTGGTAATATTGTAGGTGGTGTGATAAATACTATATTATATGCTAAACCACACACTGCCGCTCAATTGAGAGTACTTGATACTCTTGCCGGTAAATATGGAAAACCTGTAGACAAACTTATTCAAATATATTTCTTTACATATTTAGCGGTCCCATACTTCAGAGGGTTTTTTGAAAGATATGCAATCAATGAAAAACTTATATCATATCGAGAAAATTTTCAAAAATACAAAACAACTTTCTGTAGTCCAGGTAAAATTCTTGATGAAAAATTTTGTCAACAATTAGATGATAATATTGCTAAATTAGAAGAGACTCCAAGTTGGGCTGATATATCTGCTGAGTTACGAAGTGATACTAAATTGACAAGTCCGTGGACACTCATTCCCGAATTCAAAGAATTTTGGGATGATTATAGTACTGAAGTAACATCAGGTAGAGGAACTGAAGCATTCGTTACGAACTTTGTATCGAAATGGCAATTAAAAGTTGATGAGGAATTTAAAAATTTAAATACTCAATTGAAGGATACCTATGGAATAGATACTTCATTACCTCCTGAACAACAACAAACACAATTATTTGATGCAATTAAACGAGAAAGAGAAAAGGCAAACCAAGAGGAACAAAATAATAAAATTGATAAGACACCAAAAGGATTTCAAAATTGGGCGGCTAAAAATGAATATACTGTAATAACTGATTTTGACGCAGACGGTATTGGAATTGCATATAAAAATGATGATACTTCTGAAACCCCAGTCGAATTTCAGTGGAAAGATAATACATTTAAGTCGGATTAAAGTATTTATAAAATATGAGTTTAAACAATAAAATATTATTAGAGTTAGCTAACTGTACTGATGGTGGATTTAAAAGAGTCGCTGATGATTTAGTTAAAAATAAAAAAAGTCTTGGTTGTCAAGTTAAACAATGTGAAGGTAAATGGTATTATAAACCTGATAGTTGTAAAACAAAACCTGTAAATCCAAAACCTGTAAATCCAAAACCAAAAGAGGATAAAGAATGTTTTTGGAAAGGAGATGACATGTTGTTTACATGTAACAGTATAGACGATTGTTATACAACTGCGGGTGATTTTTTTAGAGCGTATGTAAATGAACAATTTCCTGAAATTGCAAAACAATATAAACTAGATAAAAAAGGAACAAAAACTTTTGATTATTGTAGTAAAACAATGAAAGAAGTTTGGGACCATGAATATAATTCTACCGTATATCCTGGTTTAGTTGGGTATAAAATTAGTGACATTTATTTAAATGATTTAAAACCTGAGGCAATTGACATGGATTGTAAACCATGGGATAAAGATAATGATTTTATTAACGACTATACAACAGATGATGAAAGAGATGAAGCCGCATTTAAAATGGTTGTAAGTTTTAACAATTCATATGGTTCTATTTTAGATAGTAATATGATGGATATGTGTGATAAAACGATTGATAACGATTTAGGTTGGATAGAAAAACAAAAAAAAGGTTTACATAAACATCCATTAGTTAGATGGATTGCCAATTCGACCCTTGAAGGGACTAGATTTTATGACGATTGGAAAAAAAGTTTAGTTAAAAGTGAATCAGTAATAACTAATATGATTGAAAGAAAATTAAATATAAAGAAAAAATTAAAAGAAATGAAAAAAAATAAAACTATTTCGGAAAATGTTAGAGAAAAATTAAAAATATCTAAATTGGATAGGAAATTAAATTTAAAAGAGAATTCAAAATTTTTCTTTAATGAATCATATAGAAAATTTTTTGATAACTACTTTAATACTAAAGTGTTAAAAAGTTTAAATGAATCTGAATTGGAAGATTTTGATATCGCATTTAACTCAGTATTTGGAGGTCACGAAGAAGCTTTTATTGAAAAAGGAATACAATACATTTTAAATAAATTACAAATTGACCCAAATTCGGATATGGGTAAAAAAATAAGTGATAGATTTAAAAGTTTACCAAACGAAGAAGCTAAAAAAATGATTGACCCTCAGTATGTTTCTGAAACTATCGTTTCAATTTTACCTGAAACTTTTATTGATGTTAGTGACCCATCAGGTGATGGTTTAGAAACTATTGTTAAAAATACAATCGCTAAATTGGCGGCGTCAAGAACAACTCTTGATGACTTAACACATCAGATATCTCAAAAAGTAAAACAATCTTTAGAAGATTTAAAAAATACAACAATTGAAACTTCATCAGATATGAAGAAAAGTTATATTGAGAAACTAAAAAGTTCAATTTAAAAACTTTTTTGGAAATCAATCCAAATTTTTTGTAAAGACTGACCCACAGAATCCGAAAAAATAGTAGGTTCTGTGGGTTTTTTCATTAACCTCATATTAGTTTCACTCAATAACTTATCCCCTTTCTTCGAATTACAGGTTATACAACACGTAACTAGGTTATCCCATGTATTACCCCCACCTTTTGATTTAGGGATGATATGGTCTATCGTAAGGTCTTTTTTGTTTCCACAATAAACACAAGCATTGTGGTCACGTCTCATGATTCTATGACGATTAACACGAATACGTCTACGAGTGATTGAGACATATGTTAAAAGACGTATAATGAGTGGTCTAACGAAATTCTTGATACCGCATACCACTTGTTCGTCAGACGATTTAACAACCTCTGCCTTTCCTTTATAAACTAAATTAAACCCACGATTAAATGAAGTTACATTTAAGGGACTATAATCTGAATTAAGTACCAATATTCCACTCATAATCACAAATATATTAATAAAAATTTATTGGGACAAATTGAATTTTCCAATAAGTATTATTATACTTAAATTGTTATGTCAGAAAACAAAATACAAATATCAGAAAAATATAAAAATGATGTTAAGGGATTGACTCATGATAAACTTATATTAGTTCCTTTGGAGGTATTAGAAAGTTTATATGATTTTTACACATGGAAAGAGTTTGTGTCAAATCCAAACTTTATTGAAGAGCAATCATCTCCAGTCATTAAAAAATATGATAAAGTTAAATTTTCGTTTGATGACGAATGGGACAATTATAGTGGAACACATTTTGGATATTAATTATGTTTGTAATCGTTAAATTTATAAAAAACAAAAAGGATGTGGAAATGCCAGTTATCCTTTTAGACACCAATGATGAAATCTTGGAGTTTGACACCTATGATGAGGCTGAGAAGACAAAAGAATTATTTGAAAAGAATTCTGATTCAGGTCATAGATATATAGTTAAAGAACTTTGATAGTTAAGTTTTTTGTGTATATTTGTGACATATAAATGCCTTCGTAGCTCAGTAGGATAGAGCAACAGATTTCTAATCTGTGGGTCAGGGGTTCGAATCCCTTCGGGGGTACTATTAAAAAAGGGTAAATTTTTACCCTTTTTTGTTTTTATTTATATTTATTAATCAGTGATATAAAAATTAAAGAAAGAAAGGTGAAGGAAATACTACCAACAATCATTACCTCAGTTACATCAATTGTTATTGCATTAATAACTGCGGGTTTCTTCAATATGATGAAGGAAAAAAGAGCAAAACAAAATTCAAGAAACAAACTTTCCCAACAGATAGAAACAGATGAGATTGTTCATTCTACCTTAAGAGAAATAAGAAGAAAATATAACGCCGATAGAATCTATGTAATTCAGTTTCATAATGGTGGTAATTTTTATACATCGTCAGCAATGCAAAAAGCGTCAGTTACATATGAAAGATGTTCTGATGGACTTGAGAGAATAACTGAAAAAATTCAAAATGTATTTGTAAGTCATTACAATTGGTTAATTAAACAAACTATGGATAAAGGGATGTTTATTCATGATTGTAATCTTATTCCTGATATTGCAACAAGAGCATTAATCAAAAAGTTTGGAACACAGTCAATGGTTGCGTTACCAATTATGGATAGAGAAAATCATTTGATTGCTCTTCTTTGTATGGATTGGGTATTCAGTGAACACGTTGAAATATATTGTGAAAACGAAGAGTTTACAAAGAACTTCAGAGAAGATTTTAGAAAAGATACTGAATCAGTGAAAAACTTTTTAATGTAAACTTGTTGAAGGTTTTACGCCTTTACCATATACTTCACCATCGTCATCCATTGCCATAAAATAAGTTATATAATTTTCGGATAGGTCAATACCGGTCTCATGAATTTCAACCTGACCATCTAACACAAAAGTGTCATTAGTTGTTCGGTAATCTTCAATTTTATCTGATTCTATTTCATCAAATCTGTTAAGTTGTGATAATTCAAATTTGATTTCTTCATTTATACTGAAAAAATAGTCAACTGACATTTCATAAGTATCATCTTGTTCTATATCACCCGTGCCATCACAAGTATCACAATTTAAGTGACCATCACCATCGCACCATCCACATTCCGTATTTCCACTTCCATTACAGTCATCACAGGCATTTCCTTCTTCATCTTCTCCGTTCCCATCACAGTAACTACAATTTTCTTCCCCAGTTCCATCACACTGATTACAATCTTCTTGACCGTCACCACCACATGAACCACAAGTTTCCCTTACGCTAGCATCAAGTACTTCACCCAATGAATAGGTAAACCCTTCGTTTTCTACTGTCCATAAGATACTTTCAAATTCTTTCTCACCTAAATTAATTTTTGAAATAAGATAGACTATTTTAACAAAGTCCATTCCTGAAATGACAGAAACCATTTGGTGATAAGGACTATTTTTACTTTGAAGGACATTTGCTATTTCATAAACCAAATCAGATTTGACTGATGAACTTAGTTTTTGAGCAATTTTAATTAATTTATTGTTTTCCATAATATTTATAAATATATAAAAAAATTATATGAACAAAATTATACAACATAAACAAGTAATTTCTGAAATTAAAAAATTAAATAATTTACTTTGTGAGGTGGAGATTAAAGATATTTCAAATTTATCAATTTACCCAAGAAAAGATGAAAAATTACCATCTAATAAATATTTTATTCTTCATCATAGTGTTACTGACAAAGACGCCGCTCATGTTGTTAGTATTTTAAATAACAGAACAAATAAAAAAACTGGAAAAAAACAACCTTTAGGGATACAGTATGTTATAGATAAAGAGGGAGAAGTATTTAGAACATTACCTAATGGTAGTAGAGGGGCACATATTATTCCTTCAAATGATTACCCATCTGCACCTCCAGGTATTGATAATTCAAACGCTCAAGGAGTGGAGGTAGTTGCTATGGATGATACTTATATACGACCAGTACAAGCGGTCGCTGCGTTGAAACTTGTTAAACAATTAGGTTTTAACCCTAGTCAAATTTATCCACATGGAAAAATTAACCCTGGACATAAATCACCATCTGAAGGTCTAACAATTAAAAAATTTATTGACAGAAATTATGATGTTGATAATGAATATGATTATGACTATTCAGATTTTCCTGAATCAAAAAGACCTGAGCCAGGTTGGGTTGATATGTCACAATCAGAAATAGATTCTGAATTTGAAAAAATAATTGACAGATTTGGAGTTGAAGAAATATCACTAATAACAAGTGAATCTGATTGTGAAAAATATGTAAAAGAAGTTATTGAATTATTTGGTGATAAAGTTGTTATTGAGAAAAAAGATAATTTTTGTAATTCATTACTTTTAGGGTTACCAATCAAAGATTTTGTTGAAGTTGCCAAAGAAACTGATAAAAAAATAAAAAAGGAAGAAGAAAAGAAAAAATTGGAAGACGAAGAAAAGAAAAAAGAAGACGAAGAAAAGAAAAAAGAAGAAGAATCTAAGAAAAAAGAAGAAGAATCTAAGAAAAAAGAAGAAGAAAAAGAATCAAGTTTAACAGAAGAATTAAAAAACTTTAAAAGATTTATAAAATAAAAAAAGGGACTTTTTAGTCCCTTTTTAATTGGTGGAGATGCGGGGGTTCGAACCCCGGTCCAAATATGTCGACCATAAAACACTACACGTTTAGGATGATGTTAGTTCTTAACACCCCAAAATATTCTGTTTAGATTACCCTTCCGTAACAGACAAACAAGGTTTTTGTTTCTTTTCGGATAGAAACCACACCACAGTACAAGCTTCTGTTGCAAGGTTATATGCTCACCGACCCCGTTGTATACTAATCTTAGATTAGGCTA